TGACAGTCGCCACTTGGCACTACTTTAGCACCGATTGTGTTGGCTATCTCCACTAGCTGTCCCATTATCTTTTTTTGCTCAGATAAACCATGATCATGAACTTCTATAAAATAGTTTTCCTTACCAACTATTTCTTGCATTCTTGCAGCAGCGTTTAAGGCGAAGTTGTAATCACCCCTCAATAGAGCCTGTGCTACCTCACCATTCAAACACCCTGACAGCACAATTAGACCATCGCTATACTGATTTATTAGGTCATGATCAACTCTAGGCTTAACATAATAGCCCTCTAGGTATGACATTGAGGACAATTTAATTAGATTGTGATATCCGGTATTATTTCTTGCTAAAACTGTTAAGTGATAAGGACCTCTTTGTTCCCACTCATTTTTTGCTGGACCAGATCTTTCTTCATCATCTCTATCAAACCTAGTTTTTCTAGCCTGATAAAGCTCTGAACCAAGAATTGGCTTAACACCAACCGCTGTTCCAGCATCGTAGAAATCGAGCCAAGAATGTATATTTCCATGATCAGTTGTAGCTATGCCAGACATGCCAAGCGATTTGGCCCTATCTAAATATTGCTCAATATCACCATGCCCATCTAACAGGGAATATACCGTATGATTATGCAAATTAGTCCAATTTTTCATCAAACGCCTCTACCGCCATCAGACCCTCTCAACGCATCGTCTCTATTTTCTCTGTATATTATTATAACAACGCCACCACAGTACTTACAAGGTACTGGCTTACCCTCTTGCGCAAAAGGGCTAGCGTACATATACTTATCTGGCTGATCAGAGTGACACTCTGAACAGACGCCTATAACATCATCTGGGTCATTTACTGTCGCCATACGACTCACCTCCTTTAGCTACTGAAACATAAGCAAATCTTATTGGAGAAGGTGAAGAAACCTCATCTGTCTCAATATATCTATCGCCAACTTTAATCCACTTATTTCTTTTTTCTAATGAACAATCACCACACCCGACACCAGCGGAGTTAGCTCTTTCACAAGTGTACGGTCTCCCACCTATACCCAGCTGTCTTCTTTTTATCCAATCATTAATATGACTCATACTTTTTTCATAGTTATAATCGTCACAATTACTTAAGATTCCGTGAAGAAACTTAATTGCATCGTCGCTATAGGACAACATTGAGCACAAAAACAACCTAGCTTCGTGCTCAAGGAACTTGGTGTCTATTGCTTGCTGCCACAATCTTTTAACTGCGGGACAGCTTTCGAGTAATCTTTTAGGAGTAAACTCTTTACCGACTTCCTTAAACTCCCTAAAGGCTTCAGATCCATGTTTATTGAAATAGGCCAAGAAGTCCTTAGATCTTTCCTTATCTATTTCCGCTTCATAAATATTATTTCTATACCATTCATTTGCTTTCGCATCGAACGATGGATATTCTTGACGAAAAGGTTTTTGGTCTTTGCAGTAATTTACTATTTTTTCAGACGAACTATTTAGCAGGTCTAAAGATATGGCGTTCTTATATAGGCCGGTATCCTGATGTTTTGAAAGAGGGAGTCTCCACATTCTTCTTGCATCATAAACGCTAAAATCTAAATTATTTATAGATAACTCTTCCTTTAAGCTATTGGCAATCCACCTAAATATATTGGGTAGATTGTTTGATGGATTTATGCCTAAACACTGTGGCTCGCATTCCACATGAAAACCCTTTTTTCCAGTAAAATATATAACCATACAATTCTCAGGAATATATTGCAAGAGATAGTCAACTAGGGCCTTAGTATCACGTAAAGATTCTGACGGATCACTGCTATCTATATCAAAATATAATGGACCAAGACGAACAGCCTTATCTATATCCGTACTGTCATAGTGCCAAATAGATGTGTACAAGCCAGTATTATTCCATTTTTCCCTAAAATTATTTATGTCTTTTATGTCTAACATTACCGGTTTATCATTTTCCTTCATTCTAATAACCCTAGAAAGATCAGGAACATAGCGAGCTACCTCAACATATCTCCATCTGTTTAAAAACTTTTCCTTTTCTTCAGGTATTATCACAATTGAGCCCTTACTTCATCTAATTCCACATTAAGGGTGGCAACTTTTTTACCTTCTATCATGAGATGAGAATATGACCTATAGTATACTGACTCTTTAATAATTTCCTCTAAAGAGTTTATTAAAAAATATCTATTTGCTATTCTTTGGTCCTTCGTTTTTTCTGTAGATATCATTTATTAACTCACTATCTTCTATAAACAGGTGTATTTTACTAGAAACATTATCAGCTAAATGAACAATATAATCTAAATATGTAATTGGATAAGTTTCAGGAACAGGTGACCAGGGACCAAGATGGCATCGAATAAGTCTCATTATAGTCTGAATTGCTTCTTCTTGAATAAATAGTGTTGTCGAACAGCTATCGTCACCAAATTTCTTATCTTGATCGATGCACTTTTCTATAAATGACTGAACAGTATATGGGTGCATAGGATCGTAGTGAAATGATTCCTCGCTACTACTTTTTATACCCTTTGTTACATCATGCAGCAGGCAAGCGGCAATAACTACATCAAATTCTTCGTCAGAAAGTACATAGGAAGAAGCTATTACAGCGGCAACTCTGACAACTCTTTTGGTGTGCAACACGTTTCCACCTACACCATGTTCGTCTGGCGGATGATACTTTCCAGAAAAACTAGAAGGAACTTCCCAGAAGCTACTAGCCTTAATTAACACAGATCTAACAAAGCTTTTGATATCTTCACTATTTATTAAATTTATTTCATCTATCAAAGGATTAAGAAATTCGTCTTCTTGCTCAAAAGACTGCTTTCTATTAGATCCTATTATCTCATCCAAAAACTTTTTACTCATTTCCATCCATTCCACTTAGAACATGGCTCGTCAAACGGGCATTTTTTACAGTACGGGTTTAAATTTCTTCTAGGCACTAGGATCTCTTTATTATATATCGTATCACACCAATATTCAAGAGACTCCCTATCTTCATCTGAAACCATATACTCAACAAATTTTATGTTATCAGACATTAAATCTATATATCCAAACTTTGCCGAAGATAGTCTTTCAGGATGCCTAGTTTTAAATCCTGCATACATAGAGGAAAAGTCAACTTGATACATGTAGCTATTAGAATTCTTATAATTAAATATAAACTTAACAACATATGTTTTATCTGATAAATAAAAGATTAAATCAAACTTATCCTCTATTCTTATATCACTATTAATTTTAGCTATATAGTCGTCTGATATAGCAATGGGTACAATATCCGTATCTGAATAAACTTCATAAAATTTCAACAGTAACGTGGCGGCTTTTGTAGTCAAGCTGGCCACATTACCATATAAACTTTCATGTTGATCGTTAATTATATCGTACGCATCCGTGTTTTTAGGGAACCAAAGTTTTTCCCACCTGTTAATAATAGAAGAGTAAGAAGGTGTTAAGCCAGCTTGCTTTTTGTACCAGAAATAATACAATATACTTTTTATTGTCATTTCAAACTTATTAGTATATATGTCTCTTGAGTATATTTTTTCAGGAAAATTTTCGACATGACGATAACCATAAAGTCTTTCGCAGATTTGAAAGTCTTTTATAGAATCAGTATTAAGTACCAGCATCAATCAAATCCCTCTCCATTTATCAGGCTACTAAAATCAGAACTTTCGGAATATGAATCATTGTTAATTACTTCATATTCTTCATAGGTTTTTCTAGAGTCAACATACCTAACCAGTGGTGGATCATAGACAAATGACGAACCAGTTATTCTATTCTTAGGTATTTGCAATTGCATTACAGAATCATCTTCAGTTTCGTCATCCGTAACTAAACGCTTTTCAGTAATAAATATAGTGACAGCACATTTCTGCTGGATGGCTAACGAACCACCTGTATCAGACTGCTGTACGACCTCTCTTTTTTCTTTCATTCTGTTAGAATTTTCCTGTGCAGTTATTATTAAAACACACCCCAAATCTCTAGCCAGCTTCTCAAGCCTAACCATCATTTCCTCAAACTCACCCCAACGAGGCTTACCCTTACCGCTGCCCCTAGTGAACATTGATTGTATAGTATCTATAACAACAATATCAGGGGTCATACTATCATTTCCGACTAAATTTCTTAGCCACTTTTCAAGATCCTCAAAGTAAGGGGTATCAGGATCATGCCTAACCATCAACCTATCACCCCATTGATCAAGTTTATTCTTAAACTTCTTTATCCGTACCTGCTTTTCATCTTCATTCCACTTATCTAGCTCAGAGTAAACGTTCTCGCCTATTATTTGAGTCATAAGAATTCTTTCCCAATGCCCTATGGCCTCTTCAAAGTTAACATAAAGAACCTTGTAGCCATTATCTAGCCAATTGTTTACGAGACACTTAGCAAAAGTGCTCTTACCCTTACCAGACGAGGCTATAATTGCGTGCACTGCCCCCTTAAAGAAGCCACCCTCATCAGTATAGCCCATCGCCCTATTGAGGGACTTAAACTGGGTAGGAACAAAATCAGGTATATTTAGAAGTGAGTCTACTCTTCCAGCAATATCGCTCGCGGTTGTTATGTCTTCAAAAGGATTTTTTCCGGAGGCAGACTCTATATCCTGTATAGAAGATATAAGGCTTGATAGCCTAGCTTTATCCTCTTCGGTTTTTAACCCTTTCTTTGAAGTTAAAAACTCTAGCTCTTTAATATTGGCTTCTTGTTTTTTTCTTAAAGCCTTATATTTTACTAGCTCAGTTATAGACTTAGGACTAGGACATTCAAGACCGGATATATATTCCAGCATAACATCTACTCCACTAGAACCACCCAGAGCAGAGTATATGTCAGTCTCAGACTCTAGCCAAGCCTTGAAGGCAGCTGCCTCTACGGTGTCAAGATTTGTGGCCCTATAGTATGACAGTAAGGCGGAATAAAATTCGTGAACACCTTTTTCACCATGGATTAATCCAACGATATCGTCAGGAAGATGACTATTAAAGTACTCTATGGCTCCCGGTAAATTGAGTGAAAGTGAAAATACATAATACTCTAATGGTACATTTTCAGCTAATTCACTTTCTCTTGTCATCAATTTTTCTATCCTTAATTTTTCTATAGTACTGTTTTCTTTTATCGGAATTAATCTTTTTCATTTTCTGATAATAATCAAGTGAAGTAACCGAACTCTTTGGGCTAGGGTTACTGTTCAGTGGGGTATTTCTTATTGCATCTAACATTCTATCATAAACACTCTTCTCGGTTAGAGAATCACAGTAACGAAAAACGACTAAAGCTATACCGTTATCCTTGCAATACTGAGCTTTTATTTCATCTCTTTTTTGAGCCTGCTCAAAATCGTATTTGGATTCAAAAAATCTACTTGTGTAATAAAAGTGCTGCCTACCATGATATTCTGCTGCCAGACTAAATCTTGGACAATAAACATCAAGCTTCATCTTATTGCCTATGTGATACTCGTTAATTATATCTTCACCAGGAAGAAGTTTCTTCATGATAGACGTCAAGGCTGTTTGACCTCTTGACATCTTTTTCCTAGAATTCTTAAGCCACGACAAACCCAAACGATTAATCATGGAATTGACTTCTTTAACCGTTAAATTTAATTCTGAAGCTATTGCAGATATTGAAAGATTAGTTTCGAATAAAAGATCCGTTAAAAAATCTAGATCATCTACATCAGATTCTTTACCATGATTACTCTTACTCATCTCACTGCTTTCTATTTGTACGTCCTAACGTTAATGTTTTTCCAAAATCAATTAGTGGAATATTTAGATTTTGCCAGACCTTTGGCAAAAGAGCCAAACCCATTACCCCACAATCCAGTATACAATAATCCAGCTCTCCATCTAGCTCAGATAGTTGAGCATAGGTATCCTCTACTTTATTGTAGTAGTTATTATACGGCACGTGTATGCTGTGTATGTTATGACCAAACATTTTAGATACCACTTTAGAATCATGAAATGTAACGATAGCGCTTTTAGAGTATCTTATGAAATAATCTATAAAAGAATTAAAAGTTTCTTTATCGTTCAAGTAATAATACTCAAATATATTCGAATAATAATAATTAATACTATTATTTAAACCTATTTTGTAATGCCTATTTGAAGTAACGTCGTCCTTAAGGGAGTGAGATATAGCTTTCATTACCCTAATATCAGTAGTCTTAAGAGACTGTATTACTCCTTTCGCGAAAGATGACGGGAAAGGATTGTCGCTACTTTTACTAAGGGCAACTATTGCTGCCTTTGGCACGTTTATGTAACTGAATTTACGCTTATTATACATAGCTTCAGTAACACTTACTATAGATTGCTTTTGATCTAGAAATGTCATATCAACTTGCTCCTAATGATTCCCAGCTCATCAAAACCGGATCTTTATCTACTATTGAATTAATATGATTAATATTGTGATATTTACCGCCATCTATATTTGAATATCTTTCGTACTTTGACTCCTTGTCATCATCTCTTAGATAACCCAAGTGCTGCATTACGAGGTTAGAATGTACCCAGAAATTACCTTTTCTTATCCATTCTGCAACATATGTAGGCTCTGATCCACACGCCAATTCCCTATTTAGAAATGCTCCGCCATTTAAGTATCTGAATATTCTAGAGCTATTGGTAGGATTCCATAGTTTATCTACCCTAAAATGAGTTTCATTCCACATATGATAAAATCTTACGTTAACCACATCATTTCCAGATAAATTTAATGTATCTCTTAAAGATTTTTGATCTGTACTATACAACATTTCATCACAATCTATAGCCACTATCCAGTCGCCTTCTTTAGCAAAATTAGCTAGATTACTCCAAGCAAATGCTCTTAACTTACCTTCATGTTGATTAAATAAGGGTTCTGGAGAGGAGAAGACCTCAGCATATTTAGATGCTATTTCTGGAGTATTGTCTTCTGAGCGGTCATCTGTAAAAATTATTTTATCTACTTGACCAGATAATCTTTTTAGTACATCTTCTAAGAATCTACCAGATTCGTTTTTACCTATCATTTGTGCAATAATCATTACGCATCCCTTTAACTAAGGAGGGGGAGGCATACGCCTCCCCCTCTACAAGTAGATAAATATTATCAGACTACAAAGTTTTCACGAGCCTGGATAGAAGTGATTCTATCTACATCGATATCCTTGTACAGTAACTCACCAGGAACAGACTTTGTCGTACGGCGATTGCTCATAGCAATCTTCTCGGCGTCTGTCTTATTCTTAGCCTTTACGACTGCAGTTGTAGTGACTGTAAAGTAGTTGAGTTTATTATCTGACATTATCATTCTTTCTTTAGTTTGTTGGATAGTTATCAGCGATATATTCTATCGCATCTTGCATCGATGATGCAAGCTTTGTTGCCATATATTTTAGGTAAATCCTAGAAGAAGCCTGTGGGGAAGCAAAAACAACGACTGGTTGCCCATGCTGCTTGGCCCACGCCATCTCAAAGTCGGTACCTATATATTGACGATCTTGGAGCATGTACTCCACTAGTATTATATCAGCTCTTTTTTGTAAAAACAAATTGTTTTCAACAATTTCTTCACAAGTCTGAAAATCTGTATTGACTATACCTGTTGGGTCAAGAACATCAAAGCCTCTTAGATGCAACTCTTTCGTTGCGACCTTTCTCCACTCCGTGCCATACTGCTCTACTCCCTCTATGGCTCCAGAAAGAAATACTTTTGTAGTCATTACTTCTCCTTAAAATCTGACCAGGTTTTATCTCCAGTTCCATCATACAACCTAGCTAGCCCGTTGTCAACTAAATCTATGTTTAAACACTGCTGATCCTTAAGATCCGTAATGGTACCTAAAACTCTGCCGTATTTCCCCTTTTCCTCTTTAGAAGTTTTTATTATAAATTCTTTCCCCACCCTGCTAAACCACTGCTCAACGTATTCCTTTGCAGCTAGTCCCATTTTTTTTTCTTCCAGATTTCTAGTTCTACTTTCTGGAGCATTAATTCCAGCGAGACGTACTCTGCTAAAGTAATGGATATCAAACCCAAGATCAATATAAACATCAATAGTATCTCCATCTACAACTCGTTTTAATTTAGCTTTATAAGTATACATTTTAATCTCTTTCTATAGAAAAGTGGTCACATGCATCTCTGAATAATTTTTGGCTGACAGGAAAATACCTATCTGCATGACCCCCTATTGGTGAAGACTTGTGCCAGCTATGCCCTATGGAAACATTTCCATTGTAACGAATATTGTAACCAAGATGTCTCGCAAAATATGAGCACCATGTCTCTTCATAATAGTGAGGTGTCGGCAAGAAGGCACCCGTAGCACCTGGTACAATCTTTTGATATTCGGAGTTGTTTGTCATTGAATTCCAAACATCTCTGCGAATAAAGTAAGCTGAACCAGAGACGGTTACACAGTCTACAACATCTCTATACATATTGTCGCCAGGATCATGTTTTCTCCAGCCCCTCATTTCAGGCTTAATATTACTTCCAACTATGCCAGCATGTGTTATATATCCGTCTTCATCTCTTTGCTTAGGGCCAGATATGTGCACATCTGTATTTTCATTGAAGAAAATATTCATAGAAGAAACGTCTGAGGTATGCATCCATACATCCGCATTTAGTATGGCTATAATGTTAGACGACCCCATTGAAGCTAAGCTGTTGGCAGCTGCGGAATATCCTATATTTTCATTAACAATAAAATTAGATATATCGTATTTAGAATAATTTTTAGATAGCCACTCTTGACTATCATCACTAGAGCCATTATCTGCTATATGAAGATTCCAAACATTTTCTTGGTAATCACTATGAAGATGATTTAAAAATCTTTGAAGAAGGGAACGTGTATTATAGTTTATTACACAAAGATCTATCATCTTACATCCACTCCTCCTCTTCTACTTCGTAGTAATTTTCTGCGGATTGATATCTAATTTGATCAGCTATATCCATCCAAACTATAGAGTCAGTTGCTGTTGGCTGATCTCTAGCGAGAATATCACATGTCTCAGCGAGATACATTAAAGTATCGTACGGCATAATCAGCACGCTTTCACCAGGAGAAACCTTTATGATCTGCTTTCTCTTCACTTTACTTAACCTTTTCTTAATCATTTTCTGTCCTATAAAGCGATATGTGACTTGTGTCAGGCTCAAAAGTCACAAAAAATATATTCTTATCATCTTCGGTAAGACCTTCTGGAGGAGGACTTTCTTTTGCCACCTTTTCGGAAGAGCATCCGTATACCTGACTATGATTTTTATATACTACTAAATAATTTAATTTAGACGCTGGCACTATTAATCTCCATAACTGAAACATTTCCTTTTAAAAGAAACTTTTTCACATTGGGCCAATCGGAATATTTATCATCTGCTGAGTAATAAACTTTTTCTATTGTAGAATTAACTATTAGTTTAGCACAAGAGAAGCATGGTGGTCCATTGACATAAAGCTCTTTTGCACGCGCAGAGTAATCGCTGTGTAGCAATGCATTCGCCTCTGCGTGAATTGCTATGCAGTCGTCGTATATACTTCCACTGGGAGAATCATTAGCATATCTAGGGCATCCGCCATCAACACAGTGCAGATGCCCTTTAGGTCCACCGTTATATCCCATACCAACCACATGACCATACTCGTCAACAAGAATAGCTGCATACTGCTTCTTACCGCAGGTTGAAAATATTCGTGCAACACTATCGCACATTTGCATGTACTGTTTATTTTTTCTCATATTATCAATACAAGTGAAAATAGGGTAGCACTAAGGAGTGCTAGTACTACAGATGTTATCTTGGTGTTTTTATCTTGAGAATACTGATTCAATATCTGCATTGATATACACCAGTTTAGAAGGATCGTAGCCAAAATAATTTTAAGTATCATGACTTACCTGTAAGAAGCGGTATACTGATAGGGAATTTTTCTTTTGCAAAAACAAACACTGCTTCCGCATAGTCTTGTATTTCTTTTTGGGCGTCTTCTTTTAATCTTTGATTCAAAAATAGAGCCACAGACTGCAAGCTGCACGACCACCTATATATCACATGCATAGCATAGGCGGGAAGGAAGAGGCGTGCTTGCTCAGGAGCAACACCAGCCTCCATAGCAGTTCTATACAACTGCTCTCCTTTTTCTATGTAGGAAATTAATTCGCTAGTAAGTATAGATCCAACCATCGGATCCACTGGACCTCCAGAACCCTGTTTAATGTCCTCTACGGACAATCTCCACTCATTTAACTTTGGGATATAAAACTCCGGTTCCATTGTAATGTATCTTCTTGAAGATTCATTCCACGAATCCATTGTATGATCTGAGCCGACAACATACTTCCAATGCTGCCTAGCAACCATAATGGGTGCCTTGAACTCAAAAGTCATAAAGGCGTGTCGGAAAGGTGACATGTGATTCTCTCTAGCCAAAAAACTAATTAGTCTCGCATCACTAGAAGACATTTCTGTTGACTCTTTGGCAAACGATGCTCTAGCTGCATTTACAACAGAAAGGTCTGAACCCATGGTATCAACCAATCTAACATATCCATTATCTAAAACACTTATTAAATCATTCATCTAAATCTTCCTCATCATCAAAATCATCAAACATATATTCTATCATAACTTCATTAAAATCAATAGCCATCTTATACATTGAGGATAGTATACTATTCTGATCCTGGTCAAGAAAGTCCACTATGTCATTATGTCCCAAAAATCTATAAAACATAATGTCACTTATATGAGACAATGACTCCAGTAGAGTCTGCTGAATCAACACAAGATCCTTGTAGGTCAGTATAGATTCTTTCTTAAAATTATCTGAAATTTTCTTTAAATCATCTGACTTTATTATTTCAGAAAATTTTTCATCAAAATCCTTAAAATCGTCTTCCATATAATTACTTTATTGGGCAGGCTCCACCTTCACACTCAAGATCTTCAAGAGCGTACTCATTGATCTGATCTACGAATATGACCTCTTTGATCTTTGACTTTAACTTGTTGTAAGTGTCAACATCAATCTCTTCGTATGGAGCAAGAGCAAAACCATGATCGCTGTGGAGGAGGAAAGAAACAGACTTCAACTTATTCTTGTAGTTCTTCTTCATCCACTCCTGAATCTCTGGCAGTTCTTCCTTACGGTAATAAACCGTTACAGAAACGTTATTATCAGCCCACTCAGATTGAGCCTTAACAACCCACTCCAATTGCTGGACCGCAGTTAGATCCTTAGCAAGAGTTGCGTGCTCTGGCGTCTCGCATGGAAAAGACACAACACAAACAGTGTGGTTTTCCTTGCCATCAAGACCAATGTCATACTGAACATCGTAACCCTTATCACGGCAATAGTTAACAAGAGGATCAGAGCTACCCATGCGTACACGACGAATATAGTTCTGGGAATAAGCTGGGTGGATTCCCGGTGTTACACCGGCAAGCAAACTAAGAGTTCCTGACGGCTTAACGGTGGTCAACTTGATTGAAGGGTTCATACCCTGCTCATTTGACCATTCCT